AGGAATTACTATGGAAACAAGTTATCGTTGAACGGAAAGAATCGTAACAGCGACAATTATTTAAGAGAAATTCGTTGTTTTACACCAGGATGACACCAAAGACACAAATAGACACCTAAAGCTCGGATGTGACGATTACAAGACGAGAGACGCAGGAGAGATCTTGTGTCTCTTTTCTTTTGCCTCGGCATAAGCAAGTTCATGACGCAGGAGTCCGTTTCCATTGTTACCATTTGATAAATCAAGATGTCGCGAGAGCACACTTGAAATTTATCAAAATGGGGTCAAGGAAAAATGAAACACGAGAAACCGGAACTCTCCAGAAAGAATCCCTACTTTCTGCCGAAGTATCGATACCTGGAACTCAAGAACTTCTGTTTCCAATACAACGACTGGAAACGGGCACTGGCGAGGCTGGATGGCTGGCGAGCGCAGGAGGGCGATATGGGTGGCATCGTAAAGAGCAACGTACCATCTGACCCGACTGCACGAGAAGGAACGCTGAGAGCGTACTATTCGCAGCACATTGAACTCATTGACCGCTGCATTGCCAAAATTGAACCGGCGCTCCAAACGTACATCCGGAAAGGTGTAACGGAAGGACTGTCCTACAGGAGTCTTAGTGCAAGGGGATGTCCGTGCGGCTCCCAGATGTACTACGACTTCTACCGCAAGTTCTTCTGGCTTTTGAGCATCGAACGCCAGTGACGCGAAATTAACAGACTCCTTTATGGAGGTGAGATAAATGGCAGCAAGAGATTGGAGCAAAGTGGATTGGACCAATAACGAAGACAATAATCTTATACGTGAATTTCTTGCAGATTCTGATAATATCATGAATTGCAACCAATGCCCGTATAAGATGAAGCATCCGAGTTGGGACGCACTGCCTTGTGGACAATACCATTGTTGGGTTGAGTTGTCTTGCTAAAGGCGAGAGCCGTGGAGAAATCTGCGGCTCTTTATTTTTTTATCCGGACGCGAAAATTTCAGCCGCCTTTATGAAAGGTGGTAGATACTTATGTTTAGTCTGATTATTGCAATTCTGATCATTGTACTGCTGGTGAAGGCGATCGGCCTCATTGGCGCAAAAACGGAAGAGGTGAGACAGAGAACAAAGAGAAGACACTAAAGAGTGAGAGCTGCTGAGAAATCAGCGGCTCTTTCTTTTTACGCAGACGCGAAAAATTCATGGCATATTATGGAGAAGATAGCTCAGCATGGGAGAGCGCCGCTTAACTGCGGAGGTCATGGGTCCAAATCCCATTCTTTTCTTTTTGCGCAGGCGCGAAAAATTCAGTGTCCTTTATGGAAGATAAGAGAGCTATAATTGGAGGAACGATTATGACTGATATGATGAATATGCTGATGATGAATTACTATTGGGTCGAGGTTATATTAGCTGTTGGTATGGCTATATATTATGGGCCAAAGTGTTTGATAAAAAGTAACAAATCTAAGAGAACGAAGTAACGGAAAAGATATTTTGCTCTCTTATCTTTTTGCGCAGGCGCGAAAAAATCAGCCTCCTTTATGGAAGAAAATGTTAATAATAGGAGGTAACTGCTATGTTTAAGTATATTATTAAGGGTTTCGAGGAAATGATGAATTCTATCGAGAAGGGCTTTAACGAGACGATGAACGTCTCTTACCCTGAGGTGGAACGCAACGAACTCGAGCTCATTACTGATTACTACATGGGCGTACGATAAAACATTCGACCAGAGATGGGTCCGGGGAAACTCGGACTCTTTCTTTTTTCTATTCTAAGTTAGACGCGAAAAACTCCGCTTCTTTTATGGAAGAAGATGGCTTCCGAAGAACGAAAGGAGATTTTTACGATGAAACATTACAAGAGAGTAAAGGCTACTTACGACCGCGGTTATGTGAACGCGATGGATAAGATACGTGTGTTTATCGAGAGCAACCAGAAAGTTATGTACATTGGTACAGGCGAGTATGCGAATGCCTCGACAGCACAGGCATCTTACACGAACGCGATAAACCTGATCCGGGCCAGTGGTCTGGTACGAGCTGCTTGCAACAGAGGAGAATTATTTCTGATTCGCAACGACATCTGAGCCGACAAGGGCTGTGGAGAAATCTACAGCTCTTTATTTTTTTTCATCACGCACTCGCCCAAAAGGCGGTGTAGAATATTACAAAGGAGAAATTCAAAATGGTGTATCTGGTTTACCTGCTTGCATTGATATTTATCGTGCTTGGCTTTCTGTTCGGTGTTTCGGTCGGGTGGAAGTGCGTACATGGCAGGAACGCGGTCGGGAACTTGATGATCGCCCCCGGAGACGAGAACGAACAGCCTTATATTTTTCTCGACCTGACGACATCCGTAGAATATCTGGAAAGCTCCGAATATGTGGTGCTGAAAGTGAAACCGCTGGAGACGCGAGAAAAACAGTCCGTTTAACGGAGGAAACTCCGAATTTACTGATAAAGGAGAAGATCAAAAATGGAAAACAAAACATTATTGAACGAGACTTTGGAAAGTGGGATGGAATCGCTGAAAACGATGAAACCCGGTTCTGAGGAGTATGCCACTGCGGTGAACAGCCTGGCAAAGCTCCACGAGATGCAGATGAACGAGACTGCGGAAGAGAACAGCAAAACTGCGAAGGAAGACGAACTGCAGCTGAAGTGGCATCAGACGGAAGCCGACGTGCAGAAGGCTGACTCTGACCGCAGGATCGAAATTCTGAAGACCGTGGGCGGCATTGCCGGAACGCTCATCATGGGTGGCTTATTCGTATGGAACCAGGTGAACGGATGGTTTAACGAGGAAGAAGGACACATTCCGCTGTCGCCGACATTCAAGGAGGGTTCCAGAACTTTGATGCAGAATATATTTAGAAAGTAAGGAGGACTGGAGAGTCTGAGCGAAAGCTTCGGGCTCTCTTTTATTTTTATGAGATACCATGAAGAACCGCCCGACAACTGGACGAACTACTACGGCAAGGTATACCGCTGCGACCATCCGGTCTACCGTGTTTCGACCCTTTACATGGAACGGGACAAGGGACTATGTGTCATCCAACAGCGCTACAACGAGGAAACCAAAGCGACCTACTGGGGGCCTATCGACCCGTGGCTGACAGACAAAATTTATCTGCGCAACGGATTCAAGGAGTATTTTGATGCTCACGCAAAGAAGAAGGACTCGCACGGGTACTTTCCGACGGTCACTGTCCGACAGCTCATGTGGGCGCTGCGGATGAAACCACTCAAGAAAGAACGGTGGGAGACCAGCTTTGACCATGTACCGATTTGAGGGCCTTTATTTTTTCACCGGACTTTGATATAATATAAATAGAAGAATTGACTGGAGGTGCTTAAAAATGCCTGTATTATGTATGTTTTACGGCATTATTGTTCGGATGTACCGCGAAATAGGCGGGAAGCATAATACGCCTCACATTCACGCAGAATATTCCGGACAGGAAATCGTAGTTGCTCTGGACGGAACGATTCTGGAAGGAAAATTTCCTAAGAGCCAGATGAAGCTTCTGGATGCATGGATGGAGATTCACAAGGATGATTTGGCGGCAAACTGGAAGCTCTTGTCCAACGGCGAACAGTTTTTCCGCATTGATCCTCTGAAGTAAGGAGTGACTTTTATGTTGCAGCCGAAGCTTATTAAAGTTGAGCCCATTGATTCACTGAAGCTTCGCCTCTATTATGAGACTGGAGAAGTGAAGCTGTTCGATGTGACACCGTACGCAACCGGCTCATGGTATGGGCAGCTGAAGGATGAAAACTATTTCAGAACAGTTCAGATGCTGCCAGGAGGTATCGGCATCGAATGGCCTGAAGGCCAGGATATAGCCCCTCATGAGCTATACGAAAACAGTGTCATAGTAAAGAAAACTGCATAAGTCATTGATATTTTCGAGGAGAGCTTACGAGAAATCGCAGGCTCTTTTTCTTTTGCTCAAGACGCGAAAAAATCTCCTTGTATTATGGGATAAAGCCCGAAATAAAGGAGAACGTATGGATGCAATTTGCAAGAAGGCCCGTGAGACCGTCCAGTCCGAAAATGAGGTGAGTTTCCAGATGGAGAGCGCTGCACGAGCGGCGGCCGTAAAGAAGAGCGTCTTCAACATGATGGACGCGGCGCGGTATCAGGGCAAGATCGACTGGGACGCCGTGAAAGCGTCCGGGAAAGTGGACTGTGTCCTGCTCAAGACCGTATCCACCAACTCGAAGTTCAGCAAGCGGAAGGACGGGCTCTACATCGACCCGACCTTTGAGCGGAACTATGCCGAGTGCAAGCGGGTGGGCCTGCCGGTGGGGGTCTACTATTACACATACGCTACCACGAAGGCCATGGCGGATGCAGAGCTGGCTGTACTGAAAACTGCGCTGGCAGGGAAGACCTTTGAAATGCCTGTTTGTGTGGATGTGGAAGACAACAAGCTCGTCAAGCTGAACAAGGGCAGTCTGACCGCTCTCGTGGACTACGAGCTGAGGACGCTGGAAAGCTGGGGCGTCTACGCACTGCTTTATACGGGACTCAATTTCAGCCTGACCCGTCTCAACATGGCAAAGCTCAAAGCCTATGACGTCTGGGTGGCGGCCTACCGCAAGAGCATGAAAAAGCCCGCGACCAGCTACAAGTACGGCATCTGGCAGTACACGGACGAGGCCCGCATCCCGGGTGTGAGCACGAATGCCGACATGAGCTATGCTTACAAGGACTATCCGGCCATCATCAAGCGGGCGGGACTGAGCCGGGTGAAGGGGGCGTGAAGGTGACGGAGACGTTTATTCTGGATCACGTCGGTGAGCTGGCGTTCACGCTTCTGGGTGCGGCCGTTGGCTTTTTGTGGAAGAAGCTCATGGACATGGTGAAGGAGCAGAAGTATCTGCACGACGGCGTCCTTGCCATGCTGCACGATCGGCTCTATCTGATCTGCACACATTATATCAAAATGGGATACATCGACACGGACGGTCTGGACAACGTGGGTGTCATCTACCGGGCCTATCACGGACTGAAGGGGAACGGGACGGGAACGAACCTGTACAAGAGGATCTGCGCTCTTCCCATCAAGGAGGGAGACGAGCCACGGCCCGAGCTCCCTTAAAATTCAAAATGGAGGCTGCAATGAGCAAGTTCAAAGATATTTCTCTGGCGACCATCGTGCGGACGCTGTGTCTGGCGTTTGCACTGTTCAATCAGGTGCTGAGCGCCTGCGGGCATCCGATGATCCCGCTGGACAACGCGCAGATGGAGCAGTTCCTGACCAGCGTTATCACGGTCATCGCGGCACTGGTGAGCTGGTGGAAGAACAACTCGTTTACGAAAGAAGCCATCGAGGCGGACAAGGTATACGACAGGCTGGTGGCGAGCAGGAAGCGCGGAGACTGATATTTTTGTCGCGACACGGCAGAACCATGCATTGACATTATACAGTGTGCATCGAGGGTCGTTCGTTCTGCCGTGACGAATACAGCACACGAGGGAAGCTGAGCCGGCTTGGCATCAAAATGGAGTCCTGACTGTGTGCGGGAAAAGTCTCATTGATATTTTTGCCCGTGGCGGGCGAGGATTTCAGGGACTTTTCTTTTTTGAATTCTATCGCAAGGCAGAGTGGCGGCCTGAACTGACCGACATATCTGCGATACGCAATCCAACGATGTTGCCTTTTGCGTTGAAAAAGTTGGATTGCATGTATTCTAGATTAGAAGGAATTTTTCAAAACGACCCATTACTCATGCCTGAAACGAGAAAAAGCAGGACGCACACGCCCATTTTTGCCCGTAATATCCTTTTGTAAAGACTTTTATAAAGAAAAGAGGTTTACGGCATGAAAGAAGTTCCGGTATGGGAGAAAACGACCCTTACATTGGAAGAAGCTGCGGCTTATACGGGAATAGGCGAGAACCGGCTGCGGGACATCACCAACGACGAGCAGAACCTTGTGCTCTGGGTGGGAACCAAACGGCTCATCAAGCGCAGGGCGCTGGAGAAGTACATCGACCGGACCTATTCCGTGTGAGATGGCTGGCATCCGAGGCTTTGGTGTGGTATACTCGGGGTGTCACATCAGAGCTTCTTATAATGTAAGGAGTTCTACTATGAAACGAAGAAAAGACAATAAGGGAAGAGCGCTGAAGGAAGGGGAGAGCCAGAGGAAGGACGGGAGGTATCAGTACAGGTGGACAGATCGGCGAGGCGAAAGGCACATCCTTTATGCGATGGACCTGAAAACCCTGCGGGACAAAGAGGACGAAGTGGAGGAGATGCGGCGCAGCGGCATCAATGTGCTTTCCGCTAACATGACGGTGCTGGAACTGATGTTGAAATTTGCGGAGATACGAAAGCTATCTATAAGGAAAAACACGAGGGCGAACGCCAAGTGCATCATCTCGGTTCTCAAGGAGCACCCAATCGCGGACAGAGATATTTCGTCCGTTACCAGGAGCGAAGGAAAGATGTTTGTAATAGGCCTGTACGAAGATGGCTATGCTTACGGCACAATAGAGAATTTCAAGGTCGCACTGCTTCAGGCGTTTGGGTCTGCCTGTGAGGACAAGCTTATCGCTGAAAATCCTTTCCGATTCACGCTATCCAAGGTGATCCCGAAAGAAGAAAAAGAAAAAGCGATCCTGACGGAGGAACAATACGAAAGACTGATCGACTTTTGCCGCGAAAACAGAAGATTGACAAAGCATCTCGATGAGGTAATAATATTACATGAGACCGGGCTGCGCGTAAGTGAATTCTGCGGGTTGACCGTGGATGACGTGGATCTCGAGAGAAATGTTGTGCGAGTGGAGCATCAGTTGATCTATTACGCCGGGAAATTGTTCATCGAAGCCCCCAAAACAAAGCAGGGGGTGCGAACGATCCCGATGTCTGCGAAGGCAAAAGAAGCTTTCGAGCATATGATCGCGATTCGCCCTCGGCTGGATAAGGAACCGGTTGTGGATGGGTACAGCGGATTTTTTCAGATAACGCCATACGGCAAGCCAAGGCGAACACCGAGTGTCGAAGCCAACCTGAAAAAAATCATAATGAAATACAATGAGTCTCATCCTCAGGATACCTTACCGCTCATCACCCCGCATTCACTCCGACATATGTTTTGTACCAGACTTGTGCTATCAGGAATGAACCTGAAAGCCATACAGTATATTATGGGGCATAAGAAGATGGAGATGACCCTTGAACTCTACAGTCACATGAACGAGAAAAACGCTATCAAAGCGTTTCGGCACTATATGGCCTCTGACACCAATTTTGACACCAATTCCCATAAAAATATGTAGAGTTATAAGGAAATACGTGGATATAGGAAATGGAGGAAGAAAAACTGACAACATGAAAAACGACTGTATTTCGGTAGAAAATACGATGGGTCGGTATTTTTTGAGGCATCTTGAAGATGCTGTATTTTTGTGAAAAAGGGTAGTAAAATTATGGAAACAAGTTATTTGAAAACG